TTGGTGGTGACTTATATCTCATCAATGGAAACATGACCAAGCTGGAGGATGCAGGAATATTCGCAGCTACCACTGCTGCCGGAAAGGAGGACGAGAACGATGAAGAAGTTCTGGAAGTGGAAGAATCAGACGGTGACCAATCAGGAGACGCAGGAACAGACACTGGAGAGGACACTGTTTCTAAACGGCACCATCGCAGAGGAAAGCTGGTTTGATGATGATATCACACCTAAGCTCTTTCGAGATGAGCTGTTTGCCGGAAACGGGGACATAACCATTTGGATTAACTCTCCGGGAGGTGACTGTGTGGCCGCAGCTCAGATTTACAACATGATGATGGAATATCCCGGCAATGTCACCGTGAAAATTGATGGCATCGCAGCCTCTGCTGCATCTGTCATCGCTATGGCAGGTACAAAGGTGCTGGTATCTCCGGTATCCATGCTCATGATTCATAACCCGATGACTGCAGCTATGGGTGACACATCTGAAATGCAAAAAGCTATCGCCATGCTGGATGAAGTCAAGGAGTCCATCATTAACGCCTATGAAATCAAAACGGGCATGAGCCGTGCCAAGCTCTCTCATCTCATGGATGCGGAAACTTGGATGGATGCACACACAGCCATTGATATGGGCTTTGCTGATGAAATTCTAACAAGACCTGCTGAGACGCCTGTAGAAAATAATGCTACTGGCCCGATGCTTTTCTCTCGTGCGGCAGTAACCAATTCTCTTATGGATAAATTGGCTGCGAAGTGCCGCATCAAAAAGCCCGAAACACCGGAACGCTCTGTAGATTCTCTCATGGAGCGTCTTGACCTAATCAAACAATACATTTAATGGAGGTATTCAACTATGACTATTTTAGAACTGCGTGAAAAGCGCAATACAGCGTGGAATGCTGCAAAGGCATTTCTCGATTCTCATCGTACCGAGAAAGGTACACTTACTGCCGAGGACGATGCTACTTATTCCAGAATGGAACAGGAAATCGCAGATCTTGGTAAGGAAATTGCTCGTCTTGAAAGACAGGAAGCATTGGAAGCCGAGCTTAATAAGCCGGTAAACAAGCCTCTCACTTCTAAGCCGGGGAATTCTGCCACCGATAAACCTACAAAAACTGGTCGTGCTTCTGATGAATACAAGAATGGTATGCTTCAGGCGCTCCGTACCAACTTCCGTCAGGTATCCAATATTCTGCAGGAAGGTGTTGATGCCGATGGCGGCTACCTTGTGCCAGAAGAATATGACAGTCGTTTGATTGATGTTCTTACCGAAGAAAATATCATGAGAAGTCTTGGACACACTATCACAACTTCCGGTGAGCATAAGATCAACATCGCTGCTACCAAACCTGCAGCTGCATGGATCGAAGAAGGCGGTGCTCTTCAGTTTTCTGATGCGACCTTCAGTCAGATCCTTTTGGATGCACACAAGCTCCATGTAGCTATCAAGGTAACCGAAGAACTTCTCTATGATAACGCCTTCGGTCTTGAAAATTACATCATCGATCAGTTTGGCAAGGCTTTAGCAAATGCCGAGGAGGATGCATTCCTCAATGGTGACGGTTCCGGCAAACCGACAGGACTTTTTGCTACAGCTGGTGGCGGTACAGTAGCAGGCACACTTTCCGCTGCGATCAAGTCTGATGATATGCTCGACCTAGTATATGCTCTTAAGCGTCCGTACCGAAAGAATGCAAGTTTCATCATGAACGATAAAACACTGGCACAGCTCCGCAAGCTGAAGGACAACAATGGTGCATACATCTGGCAGCCTTCCTATCAGTCCGGTGAACCGGATAAGGTACTTGGCTATGCCGTTCATACCTCTGCATATGCGCCGGAGAATGCTATCGCTTTCGGTGATTACAGCTATTACAACATTGGTGATCGTGGTACTCGCTCCTTCAAGCAGCTCACTGAGCTCTTTGCAGGCAACGGTATGATTGGCTATGTGGCAAAGGAACGTGTCGATGGCAAGCTAATTCTTCCGGAAGCAGTACAGATTTTGAAACTCAATGGTTCTTCTAAGGGCTAAGCATGAAAGGTAGCGTCCTCTCTTATGAGACGCTACCTTCCTTTTATGATTGGAGGCGATAAACGATGATTGTCACTTTAGAAGAAATGAAGCAATATCTCCGAGTAGATTTTGATGACGATGATTCCCTTATCGAAACACTCATTACATCGGCTACACGCCTCTGCATGGATATCACAAGGCAGAATGAAGATGTCTTTGAAGGAAGTGAGAATGCAAAGCCTGCTGTCTTTTATGCGGTAGCCTATCTCTACGAGCACCGTGAGGAAGCTGACCATCATGCTCTAACACTGACTTTGCGCTCTCTTCTCTTTGGTTCCAGAAAGGAGGCTTTCTGATGAACATTGAGCTACTAAACGTTCGCATCTACATTCAGAAGAATGAGGTCATCTCGGATGCCATTGGGAATCGAAAGAACGCTTGGAAAGATTACTACACTTGCTATGCCACCGTTAGTGCTGAAGCTGGGAAAGAGTCCACCGATGCCGGTCTTGTAGTAGACGATTCCAAGATTGATTTCACGATCCGTTACTGCAAGAAAGCTGCTGCCCTCACTTCTACTGGATACCGAGTGCAATTTGGAGGCGAACTATATGACATTTTGGCAGTGGATCATATGAATTTCAAAAGGAAATGCATCAAACTCTCCTGTCAGAAAGTGAGGAGATGACATGGCCCAGAAAGTAAAAATTGATGGTCTTGCCGAAGCTGTTATGAAGGAACTGACCGAATATGCAGACCTTGCAACGGTTGATATGAAGTCTGCTGTCAAAAAAGCCGGTAACACAGTAAAAAAGCAGATACAAGGTTCCGCTCCCAAGGATACCGGCGCTTACAGCAAGAGCTGGTCTGTAAAGAACACAAAGGAAACCTCCAAATCGCTGGAGGTCACGGTCTATTCCAGAAATCGTTATCAGTTAGCTCACCTTCTAGAATTTGGTCACGCCAAGCGTGGCGGTGGTCGTGTAGCCGGTCGTTCCCACATTGCTCCCGCAGAGGAAGCTGGTATCAAAGAACTGGAATCTGAGATTGAGAGGTGTCTGAAAAATGGATAGGTTACTGAAAATTCTATCGGAGATGACCCTTCCCTTTGCCTATGACCACTTTGCCGAAGGAGAAGCACCAAATCCACCATTCATCTGCTACCTGCTTCCGGGAAGCGATAACTTCTCCGCAGATGGCCGTGTCTATTACAAGATCAACGAGGTCCATATTGAACTCTACTGTGATAGCAAGGACCCGGCATTGGAAGCAACACTGGAAGCTGTGCTTGATGAGCACGGCATTTTTTATAACAAAACAGAGGTCTGGATTGAGAGCGAGAAGCTCTATGAAGTCCTCTACACATTTGAAATGGAGGTTTAATCAACATGGGTAATAAAATCAAATATAACCTGAAAAATGTTCATGCCGCCAAGCTCACTCGTGGCGAGGACGGCTCCTTTACCTACGCTAAACCCAAAGCTATCCCCGGCGCAGTCAGCATCAGCTTGGATGCCGAGGGTGATAGCTCTCCGTTCTATGCCGACGGTATTGTATATTTTCGCTCCACTGCAAACAACGGTTACAGCGGTGATTTGGAAATCGCACTCATTCCGGAGTGGTTCCGCACAGAAATTCTGAAGGAAGAACTAGACAGCAACGGTGTTCTCATCGAACGAGCAGATATCACCGAACTTGAGAAGTTCGCATTGCTCTTCGAGTTTGATGGTGATGTCAGAAGCATCCGCCATGTGCTCTACAACTGCACTTCCTCTCGTCCGTCCATCGAATCTGAGACTAAAGAGGATACCATCGAACCGGGTAAAGAAAAGCTCACGCTTACTGCTGATCCTAGAGAAGATGGTCTTGTAAAGAGTCGCACCGGTGATGATACGGACGCAGAAACCTATAAGAATTGGTACCAGCAGGTCTATGTTCCGGTACCTAAGACAGAAGGATAAGGAGGATGTAAGACATGTTAGAAAAAACAATCGCTATCGTTGATAAGCAGGTCAAATTTCGCTCCTCCGCCACTATCCCCAGACTCTATCGTGTGAAATTCAAGCGTGATATCTTCAAAGACCTCTCACGTCTTGAATCTTCCTATAAGGGTAAAACGGAGGATGGTTCTTCCTTTGAGATTGAGGATTTGGAAATTTTCGAGAATGTGGCCTATATCATGGCCTACCATGCAGATCACAGTATTCCTGCAACCATCGAAGAGTGGCTGGATGAATTCGAGATGTTCTCCATCTACGAGGTACTTCCTGAAATTCTCGAACTCTGGGGTATGAATCTTCAGACTGAAATCGAATCTAAAAAAAACTTCATCGCAGTAGCAGGGAAATGACCACACCGTTGTTCCTCCTGCGTTGCATAGAAATCGGTATCTCTATCCGAGACCTTGACCTTTTGACCATCGGAATGGTGATGGACATCTGGACGGAAAAGGCCAATGACGATGTGAAATACGAGCAAATCGCAACACAGGAGGACTTCGACAAATTTTAAGGAGGTGACGTACACGTGGCAAACCGAATCAAAGGTATCACTGTTGAAATCGGCGGTGATACGACTGGACTAGATAAAGCCTTAAAGTCGGTCAATACTTCTATCAAATCCACGCAGTCTGCCTTAAAGGACGTCAACCGCCTCTTGAAGCTGGATCCTTCCAACACGGAACTACTCTCTCAAAAGCAACGCCTCTTAAAAGATGCCATCGCAGCCACAAAAGAAAAGCTAGATTCTCTTAAGGTAGCACAGGAGCAGGCTAAACAACAGCTGGAAAATGGCGAACTCGGTCAGGACAAATATGACGCTCTTCAGCGTGAGATCGTAGAGACCGAGGAAGAATTACGACGCCTGCAGCAAGAAGCTGCCACTACAAACACTGCGCTTTCTAAAATAGATGTGGCTGGTCAAAAAATGGAGACCGTCGGTAATTCCATCGCTGGTGCCGGTAAAAAGATGATGGGCGTGACCACCGTAATTGGTGGTGTCGGTGTCGCCGCAGTAAAAACAGCAGCTGACTTTGACTCTGCAATGAGTCAGGTAGCTGCTGTTTCTGGTGCTACAGGTAAGGACTTTGATGCTCTCAGAAATAAAGCCCGTGAAATGGGTGCTAAAACTAAGTTCTCCGCAACAGAAGCCGCAGAAGCTATGAACTACATGGCGATGGCCGGTTGGAAAACTGAAGATATGCTGGATGGTATTGAGGGTGTCATGAACCTTGCTGCTGCCTCTGGTGAGGACTTAGCAGCAACTTCTGACATCGTAACCGATGCCTTGACTGCCTTTGGACTCTCTGCAAAGGACTCCGGTCATTTTGCAGACATCCTTGCTGCAGCATCCTCCAATGCAAATACGAATGTATCCATGATGGGTGAAACCTTCAAGTACTGTGCTCCTATCGCTGGTGCACTTGGTTTCTCCGCTGAGGATACTGCGGAAGCAATCGGCCTCATGGCCAATGCCGGTATCAAGTCTTCTCAGGCTGGTACCGCCCTTCGTACTATTATGAACAACCTTGCTGGTGATGTAAAAATCAGTGGTAAGGCCATTGGAGATGTCACTATCGCCACTACCAACGCAGATAGTTCCATGCGTGATCTTTCTGATATTTTGGCGGACTGTCGTTCTGCTTTTGGAAACTTGACAGAATCCGAAAAAGCGCAAGCCGCTGAATCACTTGTCGGTAAGAATGCCATGTCCGGCTTCCTGGCTTTGATGAATGCTGGTGAAGACGATATCGCAAAGCTCTCTTCTGCCATTGATAACTGTGACGGATCTGCAGAAAAGATGGCTATGACTATGCAGGATAACCTTGCTGGTCAACTCACCATCTTAAAATCACAGCTTCAGGAGCTTGCCATCTCTTTTGGCGATATCTTAATGCCTGCCATCCGCTCTATTGTTTCAAAACTCCAAGGCTTCGTGGATAAACTAAATGGTATGGACGAAGGTACAAAGCGAACCATTGTTACCATTGCTCTTTTGGTTGCCTCAATCGGTCCGCTGCTTGTCATCATCGGAACGGCCATCTCAAAAATCGGTGTAGCTATGCAGGGGGTTG